GGCTTCAAGGGCATTGCCAATCATGTCCGAGATTCCGCCCGCTTCGTCTACAACAACGAGCATGTGAGGCGCGTGGATACCTTGAACTGCCGCCTCGTCATTATTAGATGCGGAGAATCCGTAGGCAACTACCGTGCCATCCATTTTCCATTCCGTAGTCAGGATTTCACCTGCGAGATTATTGGCTGTGTGAACTCGTCGCACATTCGCCCACATGATGTTTCGCACTTGCCTAAAAGTTGTGGCTGTTGTGATAGCAATTGCCGTCCCAGGCGGGTGAACTGAAATCCACCATGCAATTGCTCGCGCCGCCAAGTGAGATTTTCCAGGCGCGTGACAAGCGGGAACTACCGTTCTTTTATTATCTACGAGGGATTGTAAAATCTCTTTTTGTTTGCTCCATAGAACTTCGCCTAAGCCTTCTTCAACAAAACCAATAGGGTCATGTTCGTATCTAGCCCAAGGGTTTTTAATTTCTGCGTCTAAAATAATCGAGAGCGCATATTTCTCATCTTGGGTCAGGGATAGATAAATTTCATTTCGTTCTTCAATACTCGCCCCGAGAACTCTGTCTACTAGGCGCTCGTTCATTCTTCTATTTCTAAATGCTTTCGCCTAATCGCAATGACCTGAGCAATTTTTTCTTCCAACTCACCCATATCAACGCTAATCTTCATGGCTTCCCCATCTTGACCCGTTACCTCTAGGCGCTCTTTACGCCCATAGGTACTTTGACGGGTGCGCTCTAACCACCATGCTGCCGCTTGCCAAGTGCCATCATGTCCTGCCCTTTGGATGATTGAGACATTGCGAACCGTTGCTTCATCCCTTGCTTTTTCTACTGCGTCCAAAAATTCTAAATACTTAACCTCATTAGGAAGTAATTTAGCATCGGGTAATAATCGTCTACGCTCGGCTTCGTCTTTACCGCGAGCGCACCAACCAAAAAAGGTTGCCTTGCTGATGCCACAAGCGCCAGCCGCGTCGGAGGCATAGTTACCTAGACGAATCAACTCAACAATCTTGTCTTGCAATTCAGGATTTAGCATTGTTGGCTTTCCAACAGGTCGAGACTCAACAGCCTTCTTCTTCTTTACTGCCTTCTTTGCAACCGCTGTTGTCACTTTCTTTTCTGCCATTCTCGAATCTCCCATGCAACTGCCCAAGTAATTACTACCCAAGCAAATATAGCCGTAAAAACTACGGTGTAATAAAAAAGATAAGCAATAACATTACTCATCAAAATTCCTGCCCAAAGTACCAAAATCCCAGTTCAAGGGTCCATTGATACTTGCTGATTGAAAACCCTAGGGCGAATCCGCTTGTTCGTCCCCAAGCAAACCAATACTTGCCTATTTTTTTCTCCATGAGTTTATTCTACCCTTTCATAACTTGTAGGCTGGCAAAAGTTTCTTGACCTTGCTTCTTTTTTAAGTGAGGTATGTTATTAACCACAATACCAATTTTGTTTGTGGAAAGCGTCGCGGCTAAAAGGTCAGAGCGTTCTTGGTCTGTATATCCCGCCTCTTCAAGCGCCTCCAAGGATGGAAATACATCAGCGTGGCGGTCATTTTCTTTGTCTACCAAGTGGTCTTGGGTTCCGCCCATGGAAAAGATGATGACAAAATTTGATGGCAACTCATGGCGCTTAACCATCTCTACTTCTTTGGTGTAAGCGTAGAAAAATACATGAGGATTCTCCATAGCAATATCCATCCAAAGTAAGAAATACGCTTCAGAATAGAAATCACCCGCATCATGGATTCTTACCGATTTACCCCCTTGGTAACGCTTTGCCTTTAACTCTTCGCTCACCTTAGTTTTCCACTCTAGGGGATTATCTAAAGTCAATTCAAGGTTGCGTACATGAGCCGCTTTTACATTTGAAAAGTTATAGGTGCCTGAGCGGGCATAACATAAATTGGCACACACCCCCGCGTTTGGACAGGTCAGAAAATTCTTGCCGTTGGATAGTTTTGCCGCGAGCGCTGGAATTGACCAAGTGAAGATTCCATCCACTTTAAGTTCTCTGTTGCCATTTGTAAGTAGGTATTTAATTGGCATTATTGCTCCTCTGTTGTACAAGCCTCTAGCGGAATCCTAAGCAACTCAGCAATATCGTTCCAGCCATAGATTGCGTTAGCCCATGTATTTACATCTTCAGTATGAACCCTCATATTAAATTCGCCAACTCGGATAGTGCTACGACCCACAGGAATATGCCCAGGCTTTGACTTTCCCCCAGAAAGTATCTCGGCGACCTCTTCAGCACTAAACCCTGTCCCAACAAGATTTGTGGAGGTGAGCAATGTGTTTAATTCCTGTGAGTCGTAAGTTGCTAAATCAGATGTTCGGTTGTCCACAATCAAAATCTTTATCTCTTCAACATCATCAACATCAATCCAATGAACTGCAATCTTCTCCCAGCCTAATTGGAGCGCCGCTTGAAATGTGTGGTTTCCTGATACGCAATGCTTGGTCGCCCGATTTACCACAATTGGTCGGTATTGCCCCATTTGTGAAAGGGACTCAATAATCGCCCCAATATCGCCTTCTCGCGGGTTTAGAGGATGAGCCGATATGTCTTTAACCGATACAGTCTCTACATCGCTAGGGAGGCTATCTGGCGGCTCTGGTAGGCGTTCTAAAGTTTCAGATTTACGCTCTGGGAATCCAAGGCGTTCTTTAATTCCGTTGATGGCTTTTGAGCGCGTCTTGCCGAACTCTTCGAACAGTTGTTCGACCCATGCTTTATAGGCATCTGCATCTATCGTGAAACGCCAAGCGCCAATCTTTACTTCAGGGTCAGACTTTGCCTTACTTCCACCCATAGGCTCTTTTTGATTTCCCTCTATCAATCTATCAAGAGTCTCAACCTCGGAGGCGGTAAAGCCTGTTCCATCCAACTCAGGTAAAGCGCTGAGAAGGGATTTAAGAAGTGGCTCGTTGTATCCTGCTAAATCTGTTAATCGGTTATCAGCCAAGACAATTTTGCGAGCGCTCGATTCATTTACATCAATGCGCGTTATCTTAATTTTTTTCCAGCCTAGTTTCTTTGCCGCTTTGAGTGTGTGATTACCAGCAAGTACAAAGTTTGTTCCCTCTTGAACTACGATAGGTCTGTATTGACCATGAGCCTTGAGGGAAGAAGCAATCGCATCTATATCACCACGACGGGGATTAGATGGATATGCAATCAGGGTTGAAATAGAAACAGATTCAACTCCGCTTACTTTAATGTTGGCTTTCACTTTACAAAGAGCCAAGCCTCAAAGTTATAGAACTTCCAAAACATTGTTCCAATTGTGAAGCCAGCGTTCTCAGCCATAATCAAGTTACGGGTTGAACTGTTGGTCTGCATTATGGGGCGTAGGTCTCTTTCCTTTTTCATCATCTCTGATGCGCTGAAGTGAAGTAGTTTGAAATCGTAGTAAGCAGAATTCATCACACGCTCAAGTTCCCCTGATTCTTCATGCACCTTCTCAGCCCAGATAAACGCTCCACCTTCAGCCAACTCATCATAGATAAGGCTCAAGATATTAGGTCGGTCTGCCAATGGGAGAAACTGAAGCGTAAAAAGTGAAAGAACAAGGGAAGGCGTAGCACCCACACCGCGTAGATTCTTGAACGCTCTTAGGTCTTTACGGACAAACTCAACATTATCGTGGCTATCTGGAAGAAGATTGTCGGATATATCAATGCCGAGTTTGGCTCCCTCAAATGGAATGGACTCAAGAAGTTTCCCTGTCGAACATCCTAAATCAACAATGCTGAAATTTTCTTTTGCGTAAAAGGTAGCCAAGTCTCGAACTGAATCATTCAAAAGGTGGTAATTAGGGATGGACTTAGCGATGTGGTCATCAAAGTCTGTAATCGTGTCAAATGAAAATGGCTCAGTAGAACTCATAAAGCCTTCTACCAATTGCTTCCACGACAGGAATTGTAATTGTTCTTCCGCACCGTTCATACCTTTCGGCATCTGAAACTCTTCGTCCATCATCGTAAAACTCCGTCCACCCATCAGGTAATCCTTGAAGTCTTTCACATTCAAGCGGTGTTAATTTTCTGATTGCAACTGAATTTTCATCTCCAACTACAACGCCGTGCCTATCTTGAGAAG